ATGCGCGCTCTCGCGCTCGCCGCCTTTCTGATCGGATTGCCCGCGACGGCGTTTGCCGGCGGCGGCTTCGATATCGTCGTTCCTGGCCGCCCGGGCGTGCCCATCATCATCGACAACATCGACGCGTCCTACAGCGTGGTCGAGGGTGTCTGGGGTCTCGGCAAGAACGTCCAGGTGCAGCCGACCATCTATGGCGGGCGCTACATCGCGGAGCGGCAGCCCGAGGACGTCGGCCATTATTATCCGACCATGGGCTTGCGGCCCGGCTACGGCCGGCTCGAGGTCGAGCCGCCCGCCAACCGCAAATTGCCCAGGCCCGCCGAGAGCTATCACCAGAGCTGGGGTGTGCAATCGGCGCCGCTGCCGCCGCAGATGGACGTGCCCGTCAATCCGCCGCCGGTGATCTTTGCGCCTGAGATCAACGACCGTCCGCGGCGTCCTCGGCCGCGGCCGCATGCACAGGCGCCCGGAAGGCCGCCAACTTAAGAAACGTCAAAAATTCAAGAAAAAATCCAAGATACGAAAATCAACAGGAGAGAGTAATGCGTCAGATGATTTCGGGACTGGTTGCGGCGGCTGCCGTGATGTTCGTCGCCACCGCGCCCGCCGCGGCTTGCGGCTTCAGCACGTGCGCACCGGTTGCGCCGGTCTATAGCGGCTGCAACACGGGTTGCGGTAGCTGGGGCTATGGCCCGGGTTATGGCGGATGGGGCTTTGAGCACCTCGCCGAGCCAGCCACGCAGTATTACTACGTCAACCAGGGCCCGACCTACACCGGACCGGGCGCATTCGCGCCGTACCCGACCTATCGTGAGGACGCAGTCGTCGCGCCCGCCAACTACGGCTACGGCCGTGGTTATGGCTACGGCAACGGCTATGGCTATCGTGCCGCCGCGGTCGAAGCCCCGGCCGCCTATCCCTATCAGCGCCCGTACTACCGTCCGTATCGCTACGGCTATGGCCCGCGCTACGGCTATCTGCCGCGCGTGCATTACGGCTACGGTCCCCGCTACGGCTACGCCCGTCGCGCCGCGCCGTACTATTACGGCGGCCACCGCGTGCTGCGCCGCTATTACTGATCGTTTGATTGGTTGAGTTGACGAAACGCCCGTCCGCGCGATGCGGACGGGCGTTTTGTTTTTTGGATTCTTAGTTTGACGCGTTTTCTTGACGCGAACCGGTATCCACTTCGCTCGAAAACGCTCTAGCGCTTCATCAACCCGAGACGGCTCGCGCCAACATAGAGCGAGAGCACGGCGGCGTTGGAGACGTTGAGGCTCTTGATCTCGCCGGGCATGTCGAGCCGCGCCACGACGCTGCATGTCTCGCGGGTCAATTGCCGCAGGCCCTTGCCTTCGGCACCAAGCACCAGCGCGAGCGGCTCGCGCAGCGTGACGTTCGAGAGGTCCTCGCTGCCTTCGCTGTCCAGCCCAACGGTCTGGAAGCCGCGCTCGTTCAGCGCGGTGAGTGCGCGGGCGAGGTTCTGCACGGTCACCATTGGCACCAGCTCGAGAGCGCCGGAAGCGGCCTTGGCCAGCACGCCGGTTGCCTCGGGGCTGTGGCGCGCCGTGGTGACGATCGCCTTCACCGCGAACGCCGCTGCGGAGCGCAGGATGGCGCCGACATTGTGCGGATCGGTGATCTGGTCGAGCACCAGCACCATGCCTTCCTGCTCCAGGGTCTCGATGTCGGGCGAGGGCAGGGCGTCGGCCTCGGCCAGCAGGCCCTGGTGCACGGCGTCGGGCGACAGCAGGCGGTCGATCTCCTGGGGCCGGACGATCTCGGGCGCGACGCGGGTCGCGATGTTCTCGTCCGCAAGCCGCTTTGCGGCGTTCTCGGTCAGCGTCAGCTTGCGGATCTGCCGCTGAGGGTTGGCCAGCGCCATGGTCACGGTGTGCCAGCCATAGAGGATGACCGGTCCGTCGGACTGCGAATCGCGGTCGCGCCAAGCCGGCCGGCCGGCTGATTTTCCGGGCCTGTTGAAGGGCTTAGCCCCGCCGCGGGGGCCCCTTGGGGTGAATTTTCGATCCTTCATGGGCTCGCTTGTGTCACGGGTCCCGGAATATGGCAATTTGGGTGGCTTCGGGGGCGATTTTAGCTGTTCGCCTCGGTTGACTTTGCCCCACCGCATCGCCCATAAACGCGCCCGGTCGCGCCCCCATCCGGGCTGTCGCGGCCTTCACGTTCCGTGGCCGTCTTCGGTCGCCGGCAAGGTCCGGCCCGATTGTGCTGCCGTCGAGCGGGGGAGTGTCCCGAGTGGCAAAGGGAGCTGACTGTAAATCAGCCGCCTCATGGCTTCGCAGGTTCGAGTCCTGCCTCCCCCACCAGCCTTTCGTTAGGCTGTTGATTTGTCTGTACTTTATCAGACGCCACCCCCACTTTCAACGACGGTGAGGGAATAGATTTCAGCTTTTCAGCCGATTGTTTCGCCAGCTTGGCGCGGTTGGCGTTCTTCGTGTAGTGCGCCGCCATGCGCCCGCCGGTCCACCCGAACAGGGCGTCCAGCTCCGACTCCGTAGCGCCGTTCTCGGCCGCTATGGTGGCCGCAATCTTCCGCACACCATGGGCGCTCTTCTTCACGCCGGCCGCACTAGCGGCCTCAGAGAAGGCGTTGCCGAAGGATTCCTTGACGAACCGATTGCCACGCTCGCCAACGATCCAGGTCTCGGTGCCGATCGGGCCAACGTTGAGGGTGGCTTGAAGCACGTCCAGGATCGGCAGGCTGACCAGCACCGTCTCCTGGCTCTTCTCGGTCAAAATCTCGATGTGGCCGTTCTTGATGTGGTTGGGGCCGACTTCGGCGGCGTCGCCGCGGCGCAGGCCGGTATAGAGCAGCACGTCAATCCAGACCCGCTGCGGCGTCCCGAGCGGCCAGCGCTTATAGAAGGCTTCCACATCCTCATGCGTCCACGGCGCGAAGCCCGCGTTGCGGCGCCGCTTGGGCGGCTTCACATCCGTCGTTGGATCTCGCCGCACATGGCCCCGGCTCTTCGCCCAGCGGTAGAGCCCGCGCATCGTGTCGAGGAAGTTGCGGGCTGCCGATGGCGTGTCTGCGCGCCGGTCGAGCCCAGCCGTGATGTCTTCGCTGGTGATTGCGCCAAAAGCCTCGTCGCCTGAAGTCTTCAGGACGTGCAGCATGATGTTCTCGCGCTGCTTGCGCGTCGCGGACGAGAGGGCCTTCCACATGTCAGTCTTGCGGTAGGCATCCCAAAGCCAGCGCAGCGATCCCGCCGTCGCCTGGCCGCCCTTCAGTCTCTTGCCTTGGATCGCGGCGTCATACTCGGCATTGAACTCTTCGGAGCCAAACTCCGCGCGCAGCCGGAAGCGCGGGCCTTTGCCCTTGCGGACATACCAGACGTGATCGCCGTGGCGGTTCTTCTCGCGGTGGAGGTGCGGCTTCCTGGGGCGGGGCATGTCGGGGATCAAAGGACGATCCTCCGCCGGTCCGCAACTTCCTTTTCGATCTGTTCCCGCTGTTTTGCCGGTTGCGGCTCGATCAAAATCGTGCCGTCCTGCATGATCTTGACCGCACCCGCGCCACATTGCTGCGCCGCGCGGATTGCGCGGGCGACATCAGCTTGCGTCACGCGGGCGGGTGTGCGGCTCATTCGGTGTTGCCCTTGTTCGACGACAGCGGGGATGACTTGGCGTCTTGGGCACGCTTGAATTGCCTGTCGTAAGCAAGCTGGCAGGCGCGGTAGTCTTCGCGAAGTTGCTTAGCTAGCCGCTTCAGGGGCGCGGTAATGGCGTCTCGCTCGGCGATCTTCCTCGTGTGGCGCGGGTGGAATCTGCCTCGATACGGTCCATCGTAGTGCCCGATCTCGGCCTCAACCGCGCAAAGACCTTGAGCCAATCCGTCCCGCGCGCCGAGCAATCGAGATATCTCTTCATCAGACCAAACGGGAGGTTTTGCTTTTCTCGCGCTCATTTGCCACCGCACTGATTTGAGGGGAGAGCAACAGAGGCGCCGCGCTCGTGGATATTCTCCACGATCGTCCGGTTGGCCTCGTCGCAGCAATCGAACTCGTCCAACTCTTCCTGGATGACCATTTCGAGCACAGCTACGCGTCGACGAAGCTTTTCGAGCTCGTCGGCGGTTTCCCGCAGCCAAGTTGGGTCAACGCCGCTCGCCTTCTGCATGAAGTCTGCCGTGTTGCGGAGGCTTTGAGGGGTAACCGGCATCACTGATGCTCCTCTGAAGGGAGCGCCACGGCTTCCATGATCTCAAGCAACTTTGGATGCTTGAGGCCGGTGTTCATGCAGTTTTCGCAGGCGTTGCCGGGTAAGCCAGTCCGCTTCCCGTCGCCGCAGTATTCGCAGGGCTCGGTAAGCCTGTCGATCAAGCGCTGCATTTCTGGAATTGGGTGCGTCACTTGGCGACTCCTCCCACATCATCGCCACGCCCAAAGTCGTGATCTCGGTATGCCCAAGCGCCGGCATGGCGCAGGCACCAGTCAACGAAGGCGTTATCCCGGCGCATAATCCACCACGGGCCACGGACGTAGAGGGTGTATCCCAGCCAGTCAGTCATTGCTGGCCGCCGATCTGGACACAACAACGCGTAACAGATCGCGCGGGTTAGACGTTGGTAAAATGAATGTGGCTTCGCAGAGCGGACAATATCGCCTGACGTACCGCCGGTCCGATGGCTGCTTCTTGGTCTTCACGAATGCATGGTCGCATCGTGCCACGGCCAATGCCTCTGCCGCCGCCTGAAGTATCTTGTTCATTTTTCAGATCCCCACGGTTGCGAAGCCAATGGGGGAGAGGCGGGACCGTCGAATAGATTGCTTTCGATCCATTTGCGCATGCGGTTGAAGCGCTCCTCTGGAGTTTCGCCCCGGCGGCCGGCTTCATCGTTCAGGTAGACGATCTCTTGCGCGAGCGCTTCCGAGATGCCGAACGTTCCGGCCACGGTGTTGTAATCCTCGGGGTCTAGCTGCGACATATCGATGCCGCGCGCCTTGCCGACCGCGCCGATAGCGCAGACAGACTCGGCCTCGATCATCCCCCAATGCGAGAATGAAACCTTGTCGGTAGAGGCGAGGTCGTCTGCAATAAGGCGCGGGAACGGCAGCGCCGCCATGGCCTGGGCCATCTCGTAGAGGAAAGCCTGACCGCGCTTGCCACGGATCGCCGACTTTACGGCACCGCGCCAGTTGATCCATGTGATCTCGTAATCACAATCGTCCGTGTATCCAGACCGGCTCATGCTTCACCTCGTGCCGACTCCGGGCGCGTCAGTGCCAGTGCGGCGCGGATTTTCTCAATGCCCCTGTTCGGATGCATTCCGTTCGGCCAGATGCGCGTTGAGAACGGCGCTTGCGAAAGCATTTCCTCGGCAAGCTCTAGAGCCTCGCGGATCACTGGCACTGTCTGCGGTTGAGCGGGGGCGCGGCCGTCCAACTCGTGAACGAGCGGATGCACCTTGCTCCGTATGTACTCCATCTGATCCGAACTGATCTGGACCGCTGGTCCGTGTCCAATGTAGCCGGAAAGCCATTCGAGAAATTCGATAGCCTTGTTGGCGCTCGCGATTGAAACGCCGGGCGGCAGCGCCTCTGCGCCGTACACTCCCGCAGTCGCGGCAGAGGAGCATTGGTGAGAGTCGGCATAGGGCTTGCCGCCAACGGCGCATGATACTTGGCGCCCCGTCTCGACCGGAGCGACCGGCGGCTGGGCGGCGAGGGCGAGAATGCGCTCCGCTGCCTTTTCCGCGCGATCCTCGTTCATCTTCCGTGCGTGCGAAGCGCCATAGGTCTCGCCGTCTGCCTTCCCCAAAATGGCGGAAAGCACGATGGCCGCGATCTTCTCTTTCTCTGGTTGGGCAAGAGTGGGGATCTGTTTTGGGTCAGTCATGGCTAGTTTTCCGCCAATCCGGCCCAGACATAAAAGCGCGCACAGAAGCGTCGTCCGAGCGGTCCATGCGCTCGATCTCGGCTACAATCAGAGCTGCGGCTTTCACTAACGCCTCGCGCGGAGGCCCCGGGCTCCAGGTTGATGAGGGCCAAGGCCAAAGCACGTAATTTAAACGCAGCGGAGCGGCAGACCACGCATAGGAGGCCGCTGCTCGCGCAATACTTCCATCGGAATGTTCATCGTCGTGGGCGGCGTCGTAGCCTTTGGCGATCTGTCGGCTACGTTCGGCGTGTATTTCGCCTAAAATAGCGATCTGCTTCTCCCGTCTGGCGTGTATTTCGCCAAGAACAACGACGCCGTTGGCTACAGTATCAGTCATAGACTAGCGCTCTTTTTCTGGAGGAAGGGTGCGTATGGGCAATCCAGTCGTGGTCCGGCCGGGTCATTGGTGCAGTCCCAACCGCAGGGGCATTTCAAATCTTCCATGGTCACCGGCTCAACTTCAGCTTCGTATTCGCCTTCGCCGGCGCATGGGATGCACTCGAACCAGCGGCCAGCAGGATCGTGATGGCCCTTATCGCCGCCGCATGCGGCGCACATAATTTTGCGGGTGTCAGTCATGGGCTCCCACACCTTCTCCCGGTGCGGTAGCATCCCCGCTCCCAGCGGAGGATGGAAAGTGAGGCTCGCTCATTTGAAGCTCCAGGCGGAAGAGGGCGGAGCGCCGCTCTTGATCTCGTGACAGGCAGCGAAGCCGAAGATCACTATGAGGATGGTGAGGGCGCGGGTCGTCACGACCGCTTCGCCTTCTGCTCGACTCGTTGCCAATTAGCCATGTGTTCCCCGTTGGTTGGAAAGGAGCTGTTATGAGAACCACCACACGACAAGCCCGATCACGACCAGAGCCGCGATAAGCTTGAACGTCGGGGCGTAGGCTTTGCCGAGGAGGCCATGCGGCATCACGCGGACCTCATGAATTCGCCAAAGTGTTTGTGAGCTGCTTCGCAGTATGCGGCGTGCGCCTCTTCCGGGGTTTTGAAGCAGCCGAGATGTTTGAGAGAGCCGCAAATCCTAATCCTGGCGTACCACCTGCGGTCTCTCTTGTTCCAAGACGTGCCCTTTAACCCGCTGGCACTATTGCTATGGACGCGCCTGTTCCGTCTGTTGTCGGTAGGGGAGCATTCTCGCAGGTTGTCACGTCTATTGTTCAGGCCGTCGCGATCCTTGTGATCCACTTCAACGGCGCTATCCGTGATGCCAAGGAGATGGCGGTGGAGATAGACCATCTTCCGATTGCCATTGTCGAGCCGCACCATAGTGGCGGCGTAGACTGTATTTCTGTTCGGGTCCGCATACCAATTGCGCCCCTCAGCCAAGCGCACATCAGCCGCGTCTATGATAGCCTCGTACTTTTGGGTGAGAGGAATATACGCGACGTCGCCGTCGATTCTTATTGGCCGCTTCATCTAACGGGCTCCAGCCAGAACCATGACAATGACGAAAAGGGCGATGACGCAGATCGCGGGGGCGGCCATTAGCGTTCCCTCGCTGCGTGGACGATCTCGCCGTTGAATTTTCGCCAGCGGGTGATTTTCCGGGGCTGGCGGATGCCCCGCTGGCGGTCCTGGATACGCTTTGTTCGAGCGATAGCCGGGACATCTCGTTTCGCAGTCTTGTCCTTGTGGCAGGGCGTGCAGAGAACGGTGCAGTTCTCCAGCGTCGGTTCGCCTCCAAGGCCGTCTGCGATAGAATGGTCATAGTGAAACTTGCCGAGCGTGAGCCGGGCGCCGCACTGCGGGTTTTCGCAGTTGCCGTTGGCGCGCATGAAGGCGTCGCGCTTGACCTGCTTGGAGAACTCGCGCCTCATGCGTCCTCAAGCTCCTCTTGATCGTGGAACTTGATGCCGTTCTCGGCGCCCCAGGCCGCAATCCACTCCATGAGCTCGGACATTTCAGAGACCGAGAGGTCAGAGGACGAGCGGCCGCAGGGAATCATGCCGGCGCGGTTGAGTGCGGGGAGGTGCTTGATCTCGAGGCCCCGCTCTTCCGCATAGGCAGCCATGAACATTGTCTTCCACTGCTCGGTGTTGAAGCGGCGGTCGTTGATGCGGCCCTGGACCGCAACGTCAGTCAGCATCGCCCAAAATCTGGAATTTTGGTCAACCGACCGGGACGGTCCCTTGAACTCGACGCGGCTGCCCGTAGGTGCTTTTCGTACCCACTGAATTGCCTGCTCGCGCTCAGCCGTGCTGCGGAGGGTCAACATCGCCCGGCTCATCACGCTGCCTCCGCTGCCTTCTTGAGCTGATCGCCAGCGTTGCGGCTGCGGATAGCATCCACGACGCTTGCGAGCTCGGAATTGAACTCCTTCACTGCGCCGGCAAGCGTCGCGATGAATCCATCATCGCGAGGCACGCGAACGATCAGGAGCGGGAGGCGAGGGCAGTAGGAAACGAAGTCCCACCACTGGCGATCCGTCACCCACATGCTGCCTTGGACTTGATGCCGATGCTCGCTCGGCAGATCGCCCTTAAGCAGGCGCTCGACCTGGATGTGAGGAAGGGCCGTCTTGATCTCTAAGCCGCCATCCTCGCCGATCAGGGAATCCGGGCTACATCCCTTGTCGCCGTTCCTGACGAAGCCGACCTGGGTCGGGTCAGCGTCGCTCATGAAGGCGTACATATCGCGCGCCTCGGCTTCCTGCTCCTTGCCGCGCTCCATGTGCTGGTTGGAATAGCTCTCCATCGGTTCGCCGGTCAGGATCTCGCCCGCGAGCTTCAACATGTAGGTCTTCCGGGTGACGCTCTTGCCGCCGTCCTTGCCCTTGGCCATGACGGTCGAGAACTCGGAAGCGGTTGGAATGCCAAGCCGCGCGGCGTACCACTCTGGCGTGCCTTGATCGCAATCGATGATCTGGATCATTTGCGCACCGGAGCCTTGATGGTCTCGACGCAGGACTCGTAGTAATCGGCGCGGATGTCCTCGATCCGCTCGGCCTTAGCCCACTTCAGGAATTTGGCCGTATTCTTGCCGTTCGCCTCGATCAGGTCGCGCAGGTTGTCGGCCTGCTCCTGCGTGATGGTCGGCTGGCCGGCACCGGCCTTCCCGTCGTCGTCCTCGGCCGCAGCAAGGCCCAGCGCCTGCACCAGCGAATAGCGCTGGAGGTAAGTCAGCGTGGAGCCGATAGCCTGGATGGCATTCTTGCTGCCGGAAGCGTCAGCCGGGCCGGAGAGGGTGGTCTCCTCGCTGTGGCCGTGGCCGAACAGCACGCAGGTGACGGAGATTTTGTCCGTCTGCGTGGTGCGGAAGCGGTAAGAGAGGCCATGCCGCGCGAGGATGGGATCGATCACCTTGGCGATTGCGGCAAAGTCAGCATACTTCTTGCTGTTGTGGCCGCTGGCATTGCGGGTGATGACCGGGATTTCGCCCTTGGCCTTCGCAAGCGATTCCTCGAAAGCCTTGCGAGCGTTGCCGGCCTCCCAGCGCTCTTGCAGGTTCATCAGCTTCTCGATCATGTCGAGATCGGCGCCGGACTGGACGGCACGGGCGAGCATGTCCATGGGCGTCATGGTGACGAGAGCCTGGGGCTCGATCTGGCGGACGTTCTCAGCGGGCAATGACATTACGCGTGCTCCGGGTTAGCCATCTCGATAGAGACGAGCGAAAGCTGTTCTTCGAACAAAAGGTCGTCGGCGATCTGATTGATGCGCTCCATGCGTTCCTTCGGGCCGAGCAGCCACAAGAGGCGCCAGTGCATTAGGAGCTCGTCGGCTAGCTGTTGGCGGGTCATGTCACAGCACCCACTTTGCGAGTGCGAACGTGCCCATGAACGCGATGAGGCAGGCACAGAAAAGATCGATGCGGTTCTCGGGCATCACAGCCCCATCCGTGCATCGCGGCGGGCCTCGGCGCGGTACTCAGCGGCGCGCTCACGCTCGGCGTCGATCTGCTCGCGCACAGCGTCGTCAACCTTGTCCTTCCACTGGATCTCAAGGCGCTCGGCGACGATGCACATGAGGTCAACCGGCGCCTTCACGTAAATCCAAGGACGCTTTCCGGCCGCGCGCTCTTCCGCCGTCAGGTTCTGGTAGCCCTCGACGCAGACTTCGCCGAGTTGCCACATGCCGCCGGCATTGAACTCGATCTCAGCGCAGCCGTTGATGAGGGCGGCCGGGATGCCATTGGCGATAACCAGCGGAAGCTCTTCGAATTCGTAGGTGAAGGTTGCCATGATCTTGATCCCTGATTAAGCGGCGGCGCCGAGGAGCGCGGAGAAGGGCGCCACGGTGCGGCAGCCGGCCTTGCGGACCAGCACGGGCTTTGCGTTCTTGATGGTGACGAAGCCGCCCTTGGCGCGCTTGACGCGCAGGCCGTTCCAGCAATGGGAGAGATGCTCGTCGGCGGGCTCAACTACGAAGAAGAGCTGGTTGGCGCTGGTCTCGATGATCATGGTGTCGTTTCCCCGTCTTGCTGACAAGGGAATGAAAGCACAGCTTTCAATTGAAAGCAAGTCAAAAGAAAGCGGCACTTTCAATTTTTTTGAAAGCGCCGCTCAGATATCGAATCGGGAACTTTTAGTAAGCGGGGAGGGGAGGCTAAGCCGGGCCGCCCATTATGATCCGATGCACCGCCAAAACGCGGCCCCTGGGGAAGGTCAGGATCTTCTTCGGGTGCAGTTGCTGCACGCGGAGCTGCTTGTCGTCCATAGAGACAAAGCGCTTGACGAAGCCATGGGGTGGTTCGCCATCCCCGGTGATGATCTGCACCACGCAGTCATCATCCTTTCGTACGGGGGCGTAAGGATGAACGTAAACAATTTCGCCGTGCCGGTATCGCTCGAGCATTGAATCGCCAATCACGTAAACAGCATATGCATCGGGAACATCGGCCAGCGCTGGAGGCGCAAGCACATCACCCAAGTACTGATCCCCCAGTATTAAATAGCCTTCCCTGCCGCCCATCCCTAAGCCACGGATCGGTATTCTAACAAAACCCCTAACGGGATCAGTAACAATCCGCGCATTTTGAACTGTTGGCTGTTCACTATTAATCTGTGTCCGAAGATTTAAGGAATCGAATTCAGGAACGCTAACATTTTGTGGAATTTCGCCACGGGCGAATTCCAGCCAGTCGAGCGGCACCGAAAATTTCTCGGCGATCGCGGCCAGGTTGACCCGGCTAATCCCTTTGCCGAGTTCCCAGTTCCCGACAGCTCCACGCGTGACTTTGGTGCCCTCGACGGTGCCAAGGGCCTCCGCAAAGCGCTCCTGTGAAAGGCCCGCGCGCTTGCGAACCCATTTGATCCTGTTGGCCAATTTCCCCATGGGGAAGAACATGGCCGGAGTCTCTGAAACTTTCATCGAAAGAGATGCTTGCAATTTAATGAAAGCTGTGCTTTCAATTGGGGATGGCCGACGAAAGCAGTATAAACGATATGAAAGCCGCCGCCCTCGATGAGGCAAAAAGGGCCGTCAGGGGCAATACTGGCCTGTCTAGGGCCCTGAATGGCGAAATCACCCCCCAAGCCGTGTCCCAGTGGAAGCAAGTCCCGGCCGAGCGCGTCCTTGACGTGGAAAAGGCTACGGGCGTTTCCCGGCATCGGCTTCGGCCTGACCTTTATCCGGCAGAACCGGAGCGCGCGGCATGACCAGCTTCGTGTATTTCATTCAAGTTGGCGTGGATGGGCCAATCAAGATCGGGATATCCGACGACCCAACCGAGCGCATGGGCAGTTTGCAGTGCGGCTGCCCGTGGCGCCTGCGCATCATCGGCGCCGCTCCAGGGGCGTTCGAGAACGAAGAGGATTTGCACAAGAGGTTTGCCGACATCCGGATGGAAGGTGAATGGTTTCATCCATCAAAAGCTTTGCTTGCAGAAATCGCACACATCTTGGCCCCCGAATTTGCGTGGCCTTCGGTAGAAAGGAATGCGCTTGATCGCGCCATCCTGCTTGCCGGCTCTCAATGTGACTTGAGCAATGCCATCGGCATTTCGCAGCCTGCGATTAGCGTCGCTCGGCGGACTGGCAAGGTTGGGCCGCGGCTCGCGGCCGCGATTCATCGCTTTTCTAATGGGCAAATCCATGCCTCTGAAATGCGCCCGGACTTGTGGGCTCGCCAATGAACCCGCGCTTTGAAATGACAAGCCGGCCGAGTGCGACGGGGATCAGCCACTCGACCGGCTCTCGGGGCAAGGGAAAGCAATACAATTCCCATGCCGAAATTCGCTTGCCCTCAGGGTCTCTTGATCGAGCGATAGGGCCTCTCGAACCTCTCGATCTCTCTCAGGCGCGTCTGAACGAAGCGCTCGCGCTCGCGCTGCCTCTCAGCATCATCCTCTGGATTCTTATCGGCCTCTCCGTTTGGGGCCTGATCTCTGTCTTTCTCTAGATACCGGACCAGGTTGGCGGTTGCCGCCGCCAGCTCAATCCATGTGTCCGAATTGTCGTTGTCGTGTGTGAGTGCGTCCTTCGCCATGAACCAACTATGGCGGAGGTAAAATCCAAATGTTGGAGAAGTCGTCCAAAATGAGTGTGCGTCAGGCGATGATCGAAGTGGCGGGGTCGCCGCCAGGATACGGAGAGCAGCCCCGTTGGCTGTGCACTGTGGCCGGAAAGATCGGCAGTTCCTATCGGACTGCGCGTTCTCTCTGGCTCGGTGAAATCAAAGACCCAGATCACTGGGCAGCAAAAGCGGTGAGGCGTGAGGCGGCGATAGCGACGGCCAAACGAGAGGCGGCAGAGCTGGCTCAACAGTTCGAAAAATTGGCTGGGAAGTTAAATGCAGAGAACAAGAATCTTCATAGCGCGGATGTCGCTGCGCTTATCGACGCGGCTCGCGTTATTCGCGGTTTGGATCGCGCCTGAAATCAGAGGGGGGAGTGATGAGTAGACAGCTTGAAGAAAACATCGATTACGCGTCCATCAACCGCAAAAGGTCGGATGCGTTTCTTGCGCGACTGGTGAAATTCCACACGGAAGCACCAAGGCGAGGCGAGCCTGTCCCGCCGCATTACGATGACGATGATCTGGCGCCGCGGACGATGATGGTGCGCCGGATTCAGCAGCTCGTTTGCCGCGAGTTCAAGATCACCATGAAGGATCTGCTCGCGTTCTCGCGCGTCCCAGCGCTCGCCCTGCCACGACAGGTTGCTTACTACCTCGCCAAGGAAAACACGATGCTGTCCTTGCCGGGTATCGGCCGCAAGTTCGGCCGCGATCATTCGACGGTCCACCACGGTGTCGGGATCATTCGCAAGCGTATCCAGATCGATCCCGATCTCGCTCGCATCATCCGCCGCATCGAGGAGCAGCTGCAATGACGCCACTCCACGCTATCGTCACCCGCATGCGGCGCCTCCCGCTCCGTCACCAGGCCGCGCACCTCAAGGCCCTGATCGACGCCGAGAAGCCCCGCTCAATAAGGCGATCTGAACTCGAAAGCCTGCTGGCAAGCGTAATCCTTAGGCAGCTCCGCAAGGAGAACCGAGCAGCATGACCATTCCAACTCAATCCCAACTGGTCGAGCGGCTCGACTATGACCTCACCACCGGCATATTCACATGGCGTGACACGCCGAGGAACCGTAGGCGCGGCAAGGTTGCTGGCCACCAAACGGGAAAGTATGTCTCCATCCACTGGAACAATAGGCATTTGCAAGCGCATCATGTTGCGTGGTGCTACGTCACCGGCCGTTTCCCTGTTGGCATGCTCGATCACAAGGACGGGAATCCGCATAACAACGCCTTTGGCAACCTGCGGGAAGCGGACACTATCCAGAATTGCCAGAACCGGCGCGTGAGCCTGACTAATTCTGCGGGCCTTAAAGGTGTGTCTTTCCACAAGCATTCATCCTGCAAAAACAAATGGCGGGCTGCGATCACCGTAAACAAGAAGAAGATCGAACTGGGCCATTTCTCGACGCCGGAAGAAGGGCACGCCGCTTATTGCGCAGCCGAGGAGAGATACTTCGGCGAATTCGCGAGCATCTGCCGGAGCGCGGCATGAGCATCGCAAAGATCGCGTATTTCGCTACGCCCGGACCGAACCGATACATGATCAAGTTCCAGCTATTCGGTTCGGATGAGATTCAGTCAGTCGAGATCAGCAAAGCTCATCTCGCCAACATAATTATCGACGGCGCCTCGTTGGCGCTTCGCGAAACACAGTATCCGAACCGCGTTCCCGAAACTCAAATCCAGGAGAGCGCAGATGAGCGAGCCGGGACACAACGGACAGCTTAAGGCGCTCGTCGAGCGCATCAACAATCTGATGGACAACCGCGACGAGGTGTCCAGCGACATCAGGGACGTGTTCGCGGAAGCGAAGTCTTCGGGCTTCGATCTACCAGCGTTGCGGGCAATCATCCGAGCTCAGCGCGAAGATGCTGAGAAGCGCCGTAACCGGGAAGCCATGATCGATATCTATCGTGGTGAGCTTGGGATCGACTGATGGCGCGCATCCGCAGCATACACCCAGGCCTCACTTCCGACGAAGCCTATATGTCGATGTCGATGACAGCCAAGGCGGCATGGACGCCGCTTTGGATGCAGTGCGACGACCACGGCATTTTCGAGTGGAAGCCGATCGTGTTGAAGGCGCTGATCTTCCCGGCCGACAACGTGGACTTCGCTGCCGTCCTCGCCGAGCTCGAACGGCTCGGATGTGTGCGCCGGCTGGATATCCAGGGCCGGCCGCATGGTGTCGTCAGGAATTTTGCCAAGTACCAACGCCCGAAAAACCCCTCCTATCGCCACTTCAAGGCAGAGGAATTGCCTACTGAGGTCGGTAGCTACATCGCCGTAAAGGGTGCGGCTACCCCAGTCCTCCCCCAGTCCTCCCCCAGCACTACCGAAATTCCTCCGCAGATGAAGGAGGAAGGAGGGAAGAGGGAGGAGGTAGGGGAAGAAGTCTCTCGGTCGGTCGCTGATGCGACGCGACCCAGCGCGGATGCTTTCGAGGAGTTCTGGAAGGCCTACCCTCGCCGAGAGGGTCCCAATCCGCGGAAGCCTGCCGAGCAGAAGTTCAACGCGCTTGCGAAAACCGGGGTAGACCCGGCAATGATGATCGCGGCCGTCAAGCGCATGGCAACCGAGCAGGCGCGCGACGTTGGTACTAGGTTTATCCCCCAGGCAATCACGTGGCTCAATCAGCAGCGCTGGTCGGATCACGCGGCTGTGGCGTTCAGCGCGTCAGCCATTCCCGACAAGATCGCGCTCGAGGACGCGGTTTCGATCTTTGCCAAGACGGGGCAGTGGTCGCGCCATGCTCCGGTGGCGGACATCAGCCAAGCGCCCGCAGAGCTTCTGGCTAAGCACGGGATCAGCCCGGACGGTCGGCGCCTGCAATGATCCGCGATCCCTCAGACGGCACAGTGCGAGACATTCCGAAATCAGCCCCGCAGGGACCAGCGCCTCAGAAAACCGCTGAGCGTATGCCAAGCAGTGATGCCGCATCTGGCGGGGCTGATACCGGGCTTCGCCAACCCACCAGACCTGACGCGATGCAGCGGCTCGATCGGTCCCGGTGCTGGCTCAAGAACTACCACGCGAAGAAGGAACGGCAACATGCAGAACGGGGCAGCAGTGAGCAGGAACTTTCGCAGGCAGGGCATTCGATCGAAACTGAACGGAAAACCGAACCCGGCTCATCCGCATGACCGGCGGTCAACGGACACGCTGGCAGCTGGTGAGTACGCAACAGCTGTTGTGGATGACCCCTATGAGCAGGGGGGCAAGCTTTCGACCCTTCGGCAGCTGCGGAATGATCCGCTCGCCAGGCTTCACAGCCATCGGCAGATCGACGACGCCCAGTTTCACGCTGGCCGCGCGTACCAGAACGACCGCGAGATTGCAGAACGTGGCGCCAAGGCCATCGACCCGAGCAAGGAAGCCGTTGACGGCGGGTTGATGCCGGAAGCCCTCACAGACCGCCAGATCAAGGCCAGGAAGCGCCTGATCAAGATTGAGCGGGATCTGGGCCGCCGGCTGATGGGCGTGCTGGAGGCCGTTCTAATCAACGGGCTGACCATCGAACAGGTCTCGCAGAGCAAGGCGCAATCGGTGCTGAAGCTTCATGGTGGACTCTTCCGCGTCGCGCTCAACGAGCTCGCCACGATCTATTGCTTTTCGAATGGCGAAGCACCTGTTGAAGAAAACGCTTGATGCCGTTGCTGTACAGCAAATCACCTGTCATCAGTCATCATCCCGAGCGTTCGCGCTTAGGCTTTCTTGGTGAATCCTCCCTGACTTCCTCCGCCCGGCGCTGGTCCCCCACGCCGGGCTTTTTCTTTCAGTTCGGGGCAGTCGCCATTCAACCAATGCACCCCGTTGGCTTGTGAGCAACTTGGCGCGCTGCCCCGTTCAATTCGCAAGGACAGATCATGCTCAGCAAAGCCACACTAGCCCTGATCGTCTCCGAGATCGTCGCCGGCTACGGCAAGATCATCAAGCGCAAGGGCAAGCTGATCGCGGTGAGCTCGCGCTAGTGTTCACGCCCATCTCGCCAGCATTCGAATACGTCGAGATCGCCATGAACTGGTTCTGGCCCGTGGTGCTGATCGGTTCGGCGCTCGGGATTGGCTACATCTGGGGCGGATGCGCTCAGCGAGGCTGAAAATGTCGTCTGATCCTACAGAGGAAGAACAGCGCCCCGCACATCTGTTCAAGCCAGGCCAATCCGGCAATCCGTCTGGTCGTCCGAAGGGCTCGCGGAACAAGCTGGGCGAAGAATTCATTCAGGCGCTGCACGAGGATTTCCAGGTCGGTGGCGTGGCTGCGATCCAGGAAGTTCGACGTGATCGGCCGCACGAATATCTCAAGGTTGTCGCCTCGCTCTTGCCGAAGGAACTGAAGGTCACAACGGAATCCGATTTGACCGATGAACAGCTTGACCAGCGTATCAGGCAGCTTGCCGCCGCCATCAGCCTCGAGCTCGGAAGCGAAGCGGGAACTGGCGGCACTGCTGACGGAGCGGAAGCGTCGGTTCGATCGGACGCGATTAACTAGGTATCAGCCCTATCCCAAGCAGGAGGAATTCCACGGCGCCGGCCTGACGCATCGCGAGCGTCTTCTGATGGCCGGCAACCAGCTCGGCAAGACCTACAGCGGGGCCGCTGAGCTATCCTACCACCTTACTGGCAATTATCCCGCTTGGTGGCGAGGGCGCGTCTTTGACCATCCTATTCGATCCTGGGCGGGTTCTAAGACAGGCGAAGTGACGCGCGACGGTGTGCAACGCCTCTTGGTCGGTGAACCCAAGGACCGGAGTGCACGCGGTACGGGGTTCATTCCTGGAGACACCATCGTTGACGTTTCGCAGCGAATGGGTGTGGCGGACGCTGTTGATAGCGTTCTTGTACGCCATAAGTCGGGCGATAATTCGACGCTTGGCTTCAAGTCTTACGACCAGGGCCGTGAGAAGTGGCAGGGCGAAACGCTCGATGTGGTCTGGTTCGATGAGGAGCCGCCCATGGACATCTACATGGAAGGGCTGACTCGAACCAACGCAACGGGCGGCATGGTGTACCTGACCTTTACGCCGCTGCTCGGCATGTCGGACGTGGTTCACATGTTCATTCAGGAATGCGGGCTGGAATGACCCGCTCCATCACCCGCATGACCATTCAGGATGCGGGACACTACACGCCGGAGCAGCGCGCGGCGATCATCGCGAGCTATCCGGAGCATGAGCGGGAAGCCCGCGTTAAGGGCATCCCAACTATGGGCAGCGGTCGGGTGTTCCCGATCCCTGACGACAAGATCTCGACTGAGGCGATCTCAATCCCGAAAGATTGGGCTCGGATCAATGGCCTCGACTTTGGCTATGACCATCCTTTCGCGGCCGTCTCGTGCGCGTGGGATCGGGACGCAGATGTTTGGTATGTGACGGCCTGCTACCGCGAGCGTCAGACAACGCCGATCATCCATGTGGCTTCGATCAAGCCATGGGGTGAGTGGATTCCATGTGCATGGCCTCACGACGGCTTGCAGCACGACAAGGGCTCTGGCGAAGCGCTGGCGCAGCAATACGCTGAGCAGGGCCTGAACACGCTTCCCGAGCGCGCGACGTTCGAGGATGGCGGCAATGGCGTTGAGGCTGGCGTGATCGAGATGCTCGACATGATGAAGACCGGGCGTTTCAAGGTCTTCTCGCACCTCAAAGAATGGTTCGATGAATTCAGGCTTTACCATCGCAAGGACGGCAAGATCGTGAAAGAGCGCGACGACCTCATTTCCGCGACGCGATACGCCTTCATGATGAAGCGCTTTGCCGAGACCGCGCCGACGTTGCGCGAGCGGAAGCCGCATCGTAGCGGCAGTTGGCAGGGCGCCTGATGGCAGACGACGACGACGACCAGGACAAGGATGACAAGCCTAAGTCCGATTGGGAGGCTGTCCACGAAGAAGCCCTGTTGGAGTATGATCGCGACTATGGGCGCGAGCAGGGCAACATCGATGAGGCCTACCAGGATCTGAGGTTTCGGCGTGGCCGGCGCGAGGACCAGTGGGATCCGGAGGCGTTGGAAGCCCGCAAGGGCCGGCCCTGCCTCGTCATCAACAAGCTCCCGCAGTTTGTGCGCCAGGTGACGGGCGACATGCGGCAGTCTCGCCCGGCGATCAAGGTTGTCCCGGTCGATAGCGGCGCGGACATCAAGACCGCTGAAGTCCGCGGCGGGATGATCCGCTACGTCGAGAACCGGAGCAAGGCTAAGCACGTTTACACCACCGGCGCCGATAGCCAGGTGACCTGCGGCATCGGCCATTGGGCTGTGACGACCGAATATGCCCACGCTGGCACGTTCAACCAGGAAATCCGGGTCATTGGCATCGAGGACGGCGTGTCCGTTCTGTGGGATGCCGATGCATTCCTACCCACCAAGGCGGACGCCGATCACTGCTTCGTCCCGAACGACATGACGCGGGCGAAGTTCAAGAAGAAATGGCCCAATGCGAAGGCCGATGGCTTCGATACGTCGCTCTATGGACTCGGCGGCACGAGCTGGTTCTCGAGCTGGGCGAACGACGATTATATCCGCGTCGTCGAGTATTGGAAGAAAAAGCCGATCAAGCGCACGCTGGCGCTGATGCCGGATGGTTCGGTCGAGGATCTGACCGAGCAACTCAAGGACGTTCCGCCCGATCAGGCAAAGGCCGGCCTTCAATGGCTGGCCCAGCAGAAGCAGGCGCGCATCGAGGAGCGCGACAGCTACAAGATCTGCCGCTACATGATCACGATGGCCGAGGTGTTGGAGGAATCCGACTGGCCCGGCATGCATATCCCGATCGTCCCCGTGATCGGTGAAGAGGTTCGCATCGGCCGCGAGGTCTACCGGCATGGCGTCGTTCGCTATGCGCGCGATCCGCAGCGGATGGAGAATTACTACGCCTCGGCCGAAACCGAGGTGATCGCGCTACAGCCGAAGGCGCCTTGGATCGGGACCAAGAAGCAGTTTCAGGACAATTACGATCTTTGGGAAACGGCCAACACCGAGGCGCATCCGTTCCTGGAATACACTCCCGATCAGGCCGCGCCTGGGCCGCCCCAGCGTGTGCAGCCTCCGGTCGGGTCAAGTGCCATCTCGGAGGCTAAGCTTCGCAACTCGGACGACATGAAGGCCGTCATCGGCATTTATGACGCAAGCCTTGGAGCCAAGTCGAACGAGACCAGCGGCATTGCGATCGCGCGCCGTGATGCGCAGGGCGATACCGGAACCTACGTCTATCACGACAATTTCGCGCTGGCGATCGAGCGTACTGGCGAGATCATCAACGAGCTCTTCCCCAAGATCTACGACACGCAGCGCACGGTTCAGATCCTCGGCGACGACGGCAAGCCCGATATCGTCGAGATCAATAAGCCGCAGCTCGTGAACGGCGTCGAGCAGGTGCTGCACGACATGACGTCCGGTTCCTACGATGTCGTGATGGAGCAGGGGCCGTCCTTCGCGACCAAGCGCGAGTTTGCGCAGGCTGCCATGACCGAGTTCATCCGGGCATTCCCGCCGGCGGCGCCGGTTATGGGCGACATCTACGCCCGGAACATGGATTGGCCGCAGGCCGAGGAGATCGGCGAGCGGCTCGAGGAGCTGTTGCCGCCTCCGATCAAGGCCAAACTTCAGGCCGACCGCCAGAAGCGCGAGCAGGCCGCAGGGAAGGGCCCGTCACCCGAGCAGCAGCAGGAAGCACAGGCGCAACAGGCCGCTCAGCAGCAGGCCCAGCAAGCCCAGGCTATGCAGTTTGCGGAGTTGCAGGCGAAGGTCAAGGAAGCCGAGGCCAAAGCGGACAAAGCCGAGGCCGATGCGCGCAAGGCCGTTGCCGACGCTGACCGGGCCGAGAGCGAGGCGAAGAAGGCCAAGGCTGATCTTGCCAACACGCACATGGACCATCTGCGGACGATCGAGGCACACGACCACGACATGGCGCGCGGCCATGTGGAGCATAGTCGGGATCACGCGCACGCGATGGACCGCCACGGCGCCGACATGACGCTGTTGGGCATCGAGGCCCGGCGCGCTGGCGAGAAGCACGATTTGACGATGGAGCAGATGGCTCAACCGGAAGAGCCCGCGACCGTCCAGTAACAAGTCCGGCGAATTCATCGCTGGGCATTCCACGGCCGTCCCTCGGGGCGGCCTTTTTCATGAGTGAAGCAATGAGCGACCAAGAGACGGCGGAAACGCTGGCTGAAGGCACAACCGCGACTGAGACCGCCGCGCCGGTCAATGACGGCATCATCGACCTTGATGCTCCTGAAGAGGTCAAGGAAGAGGCGGAAGACGAAGACGGCGAGAAAGCCAAGGCCGAACCCGAAGGCGACAAGGACGCCGGCGAAGAGGCCAAAGCCGAAGAACGTAAGAAACTGAGCGGCGCGCAGCGGGCCAAGCTCCGCGAACAGCGCCTTCTGCAAGAGAATTCCGATCTCCAGCGCAGGCTGGACGAGGCAACCCGCAAGACGCCGGCGGCAGACGCCAGCGATGCGGAAAAAGCGCCGCGTGAGGAAGACTTCAACGGGGACTGGTTCGCGTACCAGAGCGCTCTTACGGCGTTTAACGCCAGCAAGGCTGTTCGGGACGAAATCCGCAAGGACCGCGAAACCCGCGAAGCATCCGAACGTGAAACGAAGCAGGCCGAAATCGCACGCGAGCGCCGCGCCGCGCATCTCGAGCGAGTCGAAGCAGCACGCGAGGTAATCGCTGACTTCGATCAGGTCATGAAAGCAATGGATGGGGTGAAGGTCCGCTCGGACGTGATCGAAGAGATCATGTCGTCCGAGAAGTCCGACCTCATTTCCTACCACCTCGCAAAGAATCCGAACGAGCTCGACGCACTCAACGCGATGAATTCTCGCGAGCTGGCCCGCGCAATGGGACGGCTGGAGGCCACGCTGAAGATGCCGGAAGCGAAGAAACAAACCTCCGCTCCCCCTCCGTTGTCCCGCACCAAAGGCGGCGCCAGCCCTTCAAGCCCTGAAGCGGACCTTCAGGCATGGCTCAAGCGTAAGTACGGATAGGGAGCCATTCCGAGAAGGAATAGGCTTCAATGGCTAATACGACCCTTACCGCCTCCATCGTTGCGAAAGCTGCGATCGGCATCCTCGAAAATGAACTCGTCATGGCCAACGCGGTTTACCGCGGCTATGAGGGCGAGTTCGACAAGAAGGTCAACGGCTACGAGGTTGGTGATACCATCACCGTCCGCAAGCCGACCGACTTCACCGTCCGTAACTCGATCACTGCCTCTGCGCAGGACGCGACGGAAGCCAAGACCACCATTCAGGTCAACCAGATCGCCGGCGTGGACTTCGCGTTCACCTCCCAGCAACTGACCCTGAACATCGGCGACTTGGCCGAGCGCGTGATCCGTCCGGCGATGATCCAGATCGCCAACCAGATCGACGTGTCGGTGATGGGCCTCTACAAGGACATTCCGCAGTGGGTCGGCACGCCCGGCACGCTGATCCAGTCCTTCGCAGGCTTCGCCAAGGGCGCGCAGAACCTGGACCAGCGTTCGGTTCCGCAGGGCATGCGCTCGGCGGTTCTGTCGCCGGCGGATTACTGGGCGATGGCCGGTTCTCAGACCGCGCTGTTCTCCCAGTCGATCAACAACAAGGCTTATCGTCAGGGCCGGATCGGCGAGATCGGCGGCATCGATACGTTCATGTCGCAGAACGCTCCGACCTTCACCACCGGCCCGATGGGCGGCACTCCGCTGGTCAACGGCGGCGCGCAGGGAACGACCTACGACACCACCGGTGCCAACACCCAGACGCTCATCACGGATGGCTGGACGGCGGCAGCGGCGGCTCGTGTGGTCGCTGGCGACGTCTTCACCATCGCCGGCGTGTTCGACGTCAACCCCGTCACCAAGGCTACCCTGCCGATCCTGAAGCAGTTCGTCGTGAAGGCGAACGGTTCCTCGGATGCTTCGGGCAACCTGACCATGACGATCGCCCCCCAGATCATTACCTCGGGCGCGTTCCAGACGGTTTCGGCGGCTCCGGCCGACAACGCCGCTCTGACCTTCGTCGGCACGGCGAACACGAACTACTCGAACTCTCTGATGTTCGACAAGAACGCGTTCGCTCTCGTCACCGTGCCTATGGCGCGGCCGCCGGGCGCTGTTGACGTATCCCGCCAGAGCAAGAACGGCCTGTCGGTTCGCGTCATCCCGTTCTATGACGGCGTGACCGACAAGAGCACTTGGCGTCTCGACGTGCTGTACGGCACCAAGACGATCGATCCGCGCCTCGCGGTTCGCGTCTCCGGCACGTAAGGAACGAGCGAGTCCTTCAAGAGTTGAGCAGCGGGTTGCGACCCGCTGTTTCCCATTGGGGCAGCACCAACTGGAGAAAGTCCCATGTCGAAATTGCATGACGACCTGATCAACGAAGTCGAGTCGAGTGAGAGTGTTTCGGAGGGTGTGGACTCTCTGATGCGCGCGATTGCCGATCGCATCGAAGGATGCCAGGGCAACAAGGTGAAGCTGTCGGACCTCTGCACGATCCTGCGCGAGGACACCAGCAAGGTGGCTGACGCTGTGGTCGCGAATACCGACGTCGCCAAGGTCAACAAGACCCGCACGACCGGCTATGATGCCCCGTCGCCCGTTTTCGACAAGCCACGCGATGACGTTCGGATGGGAATGCCGATGTCCTCGAATGACCATCGCGACCAGCAGTTCCCGGAGAACGAGAACACGGAAGCCGAGCGCGAGCAGATCCGGCGTGAGCAGGCTCTGCGCGACCGCGGCGGCATCCTGACGGCGCAGACCGACCTTCCTGACGTCCCGGAAGCCGACCGGAAGGCCGAAGAGGACCGCAAGCGCGCCGAGGACGAGCGCAAGGCGCGCGAAGAGAACCGGCAGCCAGCGTAACGCTCCCGCATACCCGACAACAGAGGCCGCTTTCGAGCGGCCTTTTTCTTGAGGTGAGCATGCCCACTGACAAGCAGATCGACGCAGCCACGGACGCCTATCTCAAGGCCCGCGGCTGGTCCGATGACACAATCAAGGCGAACTTCCTGACGCGAACGGAAGTACGTGGCCGCATGGAAGTTGCGCTGAAGGCGGCGGAAGAGGCGGCCGATGTCCAAAACGCGGGCTGAGCTGATCAACCAGTGCCTGACGGACCTTGGCGTCATTGCCGCGGGCCAGTCGATCGACGCTGACCTCGTGCTGAAGATGGACGGGTTCATTGATCCTGCCGTCGCGCTGCTCGCTCGGCTTGAAATCTACTATGTGCAGGACGCCGGGAGCATTGGCCCGACAGACGGCGCGATCGAGGATGAGGCATTCCTGCCGCTCGCAAGCTGGATCGCCAATCAAGCCTGCTCTGGCTTCAACCTGCCGGCCGACACGAAGATGCAGGCGCTTGCCATGATAGCGGAGGGCAACCTTCGCACGCTAGCGGCGCCGGCGCGCACGCTGCGGACGCTCCGGGTTGATCCCGCTTTGACCCCTTGGCGGCGTGCGATCTATCGGGGCGGCTTCTGGTGAAGCGACCGATCCCGTTTCCGGTCCAGACGGCTCCAGGCGCGAAGTCGCAGGAGTCGGGCGGCCGGATCGTCAATGGCTACGTGGAAGAGCTCGGCGACCAGGCGCCGAACAAGACCGTCATTCGGCGCGGCCCTGGATTGGTGAATTTCGGGACGGCGGCTGGTCGAAGCGGCTATCGCGGCGCGATCGTCGTCAACGGCGTGCTCTATGCCGGCTACAGCGGCAAGCTCGAGAAGTGGACCAGCGCCGGCGGGGCCTCGGTCAATGTGGGCAACCTGAACGGCACGAAACGAGGCTTCTTCGCCGCCAACAACAACACGACGCCGGATAAGGTGTTCGTCGATCCTGACGGTAATATTGCGACGTTTACGCCGTCTGCGGTCACGAACTCCTACCCTGATGCGGATCTGCCATCGGTCAACTCGGTAGACTTCCTCGATGGCTATCTCGTGTTCACGACAGGTGACGGCCGGGCCTTCGCCACGGACCTGAATACGACGGCGGTTAATGCCCTATCGTTCGGTAAAGCAGAGGCCAAGCCGGACGGGCTAGTTCGGGTAGTGTCGTGGGGCGGTCGGCTTCTGTTCCTGGGGAATATCTCCACGGAAGTCTGGACGGACGCTGGAACAGTGCCGTTCCCGTTCGCGCGCTCGACGGTCATTCCTCGGGGCTTGGCTGGTCCATATTGCATCTCTGGCTACGAAGACGGCTTCAGCCGTGGTCCGATCTGGGTTGCCGACGACGACACGGTGATCAGGCTCGACGGCTATTCGCCAGTTAAGGTCTCGACGCCGGATATGGATCGCCGCATCGCTGCGGTTGCGGACAAGACGACGCTTGAAGCAACTTGCTTCATGTCTGATGGGCATGCGTTCTTTCAGTTGGCATGTCCTGCATGGGCGTGGGTGCTCGACGTCTCGACCAGCCAATGGGCTGAAGCGGACAGTTACCTTGGCACGCGATCTCGCCGGGCCGGTGCAATCAATGCATTCAGCAAGTGGCTGACGGGCGACACGTTGACTGGCAATATGCAGCAGATCACGTCTGCCGCGAATGATGAGATCGGGAGCCCGCTTCGCCTGCGTATCGAAAGCGGGCCTGTGATGGATTTCCCCGGCGGCGCGACTGTCGGGCGAGCGGATTTCTACTTTACGACGGGTGTCGGCATCGCCAGCGGTCACGATCCGGATCAGACCGACCCAGATGTTGAAATTTCGTGGTCGGACGACGGCGGCCAATCATGGTCCAATCCGATCCTGCGCAAGCTTGGTCGTCAGTCTGAGCCGAAACAGTTGATCTCCCTCGTGGCGTGCACGGGCCGCACGACATGGCAGGGGCGACGCTGGCGGCTTGATGTGTCCAGCGGCGTCTATGCCAGTTTCATGTTTGCAACCATGTCAGACGACCCGAGGGCTATCTGATGGCTCGCGTCCGCATTCCTCCGATCGACGTTCCGGCGATCGACCTGAAGACCGGCGAGTTCGTGATTGATTGGTACGACGCGATCAAGGCGCTCGAAAAGCTTGGACTGTTTGATCTGGCGGCGACCACGACAACCGTTTCTGGCCTTCCGGCCGCCACCACCAACGGCAGCCGCTATTTCGTAACGGACGCGACCGCGACAACGTTCAATTCCATCGTAGCGGGCGGTGGCTCAAACAAGGTGCCCGTTTTTGCTGACGGTACGAACTGGCGGATAGGATAGTAGAATGGGAAATATTCTGACCGATCTGTTCTCGACCGACGCTGCCGACCAGGCCGCGAAGGACAAGATCGCGGGTATCAACACCGGCATCACGCAGGCGAATAGTGCGCTCGATACCGGACTCGCGACCGCAAACCCTCTCTATGGCCAAGCCTACGGCGACTTCAGCACGCTCGGAGGGAAGTTCGGCAAGGGTCAGGACGCCTACAACGATGCCACCGGCGTCAATGGAGCCGAGGGTCTGGCGCGAGCCAAGTCCACCTTTACGTCTCTGCCCGGCTATCAAGAGGGCATCGATATGTCCCTCGACCAGAACGACCGGCGCGCCGCGGCGCGAGGCATTTTGGCAAGCGGCAACACGATCGCCGACACCACGAAGCTTGCGACGGATTACGCGAGCCAGCACTACAACGACTATCTCAGCGCGCTTGCGCCTAACCTTGCCGGCGCGACCAGTGCGACCTCAGGCGGCGCCAGTGTTCTCAACAACCAGGCTGGCGCGAACCTTGGTGTCGCGGGGACGAAGGCAAATATCGCCTACGGCGGCAACACGGCGATAGGCAATGCGCAGGCCCAGGCCGATCTTGCGCCATACTCCGCATCGCAGAACTTCTGGGGCGCACTCGCCGGCGGCGCAAAGCTCGCAACGGCATTCCTGTAGGGGCATCCATAGATGGCTGACGGCTTTACGGGTCCGCCCGCGGTTGATTTTTACTCGATGCTGAGCGGGCTTGGCGACTCGATCCAGTCGGGTATCAAAGCGCGCCAGCAAAAGCAGGTACTGGAGGCTCGAAAAGGAGCGTTCCAGGATTTTACGGCACTCGACCCATCCTCGCCGGACTATGGCCGGCAAGCGCTGACCGTCGCGCAGAAGCTTGGATCGGTGGGCGACCAGGATGGCGCGCTTAAGTTCCTGTCGCTGGCCCAGAGCGCGGCCGACAAGGCTAAGGCTGACGCTCGTGATAGCCGTGACTTCGGCTTTCGACAGACAGAGGCGCAGCGCGCGCAGAGCAATGCAGATCGTGCCTTCAACAAGGACAAATTCGCGATCAAAGAAGATCCAAATACGGGTCAGCTTGTGCGCGTTAACACGGAGGGGCCAGAAGGCCCGATCGCCACAGGAGTTGCACCGGCACCGAACAATCCCTTTGGTGCAGGCAAATTCAATGGAGACCAGGGTAAGGCGGCCGGATTCACGGACCGCATGTTGCAGTCGGAGGCCATTCTTTCGGGTGTTGCGCCACCGACGAATGCGGAAGGTCCGCCGTCGCCGGGGGTACAGAACGAAGGCGCGAATTGGGCTTCCACTCAAGCCAGCCGTGCGAAGACTATTCCGATCATCGGCAGCATAGCTAACTATGCCGTTCCCGAGCCGCGACAGAAATATGATCAGGCCAAAGCCGATTTTATCAATGCGCAGCTACGTCGAGAGTCCGGCGCCGCTATCGGTAGAGATGAATTTGTCAATGCCGACAAGCAGTATTTTCCGGTCCCCGGCGATACCCCGGACGTCATTAAGCAGAAAGCCGCCAATCGGCGCGCTGCTGTTGAGGCAATGGGCCGGGAAGGCGGGCAGTCCTATCGGCCCAAGTTCACGTTTGGCGAGGACGGCTCTCTCAAGCCCTATGAGCCGAAAGCGTCAGGCCCAGCGAAGGCAGTTTCAGCCCCAGCCGGCGCAGTTGCCGCGTTGAAGAAAGATCCGCGTTTGGCCGCTCAGTTTGACGCGAAATATGGACCAGGTGCGGCGAAGGCCGCTCTCGGTGGGGAAGAATAGCCTTGGCAAACTTCTTCGACCAGTTCGATAGCTCGGACAGCGCGCCCAGCGCGCCTCGCACGTCGTCGCGCTATGCTGACGCGATCTCGACCGTCGAGAGCGGCGGCAACTATCGCGAGGTCGGGCCTCACACCGGCAGCATGGGCCGCGCGCTCGGCAAGTATCAGGTCATGAGCGCCAACGTCGGGCCGTGGTCGAAGGAAATCCTTGGTCGCGAGGTTTCGCCCGGCGAGTTCATCAGCGATCCCAAGATCCAGGACGCGATCTTTGAGGGCAAGTTCGGCCAGTATGTCGATAAATACGGGCCGGACGGCGCAGCTCGAGCGTGGTTCGCCGGCGAGAAGGGTATGAAGAACCCCAACGCCAAGGACGTTTTCGGAACGACGGTGGCCGAGTATAGCCGGCGCTTTAACAAGGCTTTGCCGCCGCAGGACGCGAGAGGGGCTGTTGAGCAGTTCGGCGCCGATCAGCCTGAGGCGATGGCCTTCGCTGCAACCGACAAGCCGAACGCAAGCCCGGCCAAGCCTGAGGCAAAGAATTTCTTCGACCAGTTTGATGCTGCTCCGGCGGCAACAGCTCCACGCGGCCGCACGACCGACCGCCTCTATGTCAGCCCGGCCAAGCCAGAGCCGAAGGAAGCGGTTCCGGGAAGCGCGGCGCCAGATCGCGGCGTGGTTGACGCGACCGCGCGCGGCGTGGCGAGTGGTTTGAGTTCCGGGTTTATCGATGAAATGGCTGGCGTGAGAAATGCCGGTTCAGACAAGATCCCCGAATTTGTTGCCATCCCCGGCGTTGGTCCGGTCCCGGCTCGCGCAATAATCGGCGCCTACCGCCTCTTGGCGAACGGAATTACGGGGGCTGATCCTCAAGCTTCTACTGACTACGAAAGTGCTCGCGATGAAATGCGAGCAGGCAACAAGGCGGCCGAGGAAAATCACCCGGTTCTTTATAAGACGGGACAGGTCGGAGGCGCCCTAGCCGTTCCCGGTGGTGCCGTCGCGTCTGGGACTAAATTGGTCCGCGTTGGGGCTGGCATCGCCACCGGTGCGGGACTTGGCGGTTTGGCTGGTGCAGGCGAAGGTGAGGGTGCGGCCGATACACTGTCGCGTGGAGTGGTTGGTGCTGGCGTTGGTGGCGTTCTCGGTGGCGTGGCTGTCCCGGTCATTCAAGGTGCTGGCTACGTCGCAAACAAGGTCGGGGAAGCCTTCAGGCCCATTGGCAACCTCATCAGGGGGGCAACCAACGTTGACGAACAGGCGGCCCGGAATATCGCCAATGCGCGTGCGCGGGATGCTCGCTCCGGCAACATTAACGGAATGAGCGAGGCCGAGGCAGAGGCAGCTCGGGCTGGGGGCGCCCCAGTTATTAACGCCGACGTTGGCGGCGAGAACGTGCGAGCCTTGGCGCGCTCAGCGGCCAATACTTCGGCAGAGGGTAGGGCGGCGCTGGATCATGTGATCAGTGACCGTTTTGCTACCCAGAAGCCGCGGACGGCCCAGTTTCTCAAGCGGGAGAACGATTTCCCCGACACTCAGGCAGCGATCGACGGGTTGCAGGAGGCCGCTCGCAAGGCTAACCGGCCGGCCTATGCCAAAGCCTATTCCGAAGGCCAGCACATCTGGGATGGCGGCCTTGAGCAGCTTTCGCAGGCCCCCGTCATGCAGCAGGCCATTCGCATGGCGTTCGTCACAGGGCGCAACCGGGCGGCGCTGGACGGCTTCGCGCCAATCAAAAATCCATTCGTGATGAACCGGGAAACCGGCCTGCTCGAGTTGCAGCCTGGAGCAGTTCCGAACCTGCAATTCTGGGATCACGTCAAGCGCAACCTCGACAAGCTTGGCGCTGAGGGCCAAGCATTCTCCCGCGCGCTTAGGGACCATCTAGACGATATCGTCCCGAGCTATGGCGCGGCGCGCGCCGGAGCGGCCAAGTTCTTCGGAGCCGAAAATGCCCTTGAGGCTGGCGCCAAGTTCGCCACCATGAGCGGTGCAGATGCGATCTCGATTGGTGAAGCCCGCAAGGCATTGGCAAAATTCACCCCCGCTGAGAGGAAGCTGTTTGAGACCGGCTTCGTTGCCAACCTGATCGCCAAGGTGGAAAACCTCAAGGACGGGCAGGATATCGTCAAAAACATCTTCAATTCAGAGTTCGCGCGACATCAAATCGAACTCGCTCTTGGTCCTGCCAAGGCCGCGAGGCTTGAGGCACATCTGCAAGTCGAACGGGCATTGGATCGGCTCCGTCCCGCGGTGCAGGGGAATTCCTCGACCGCTCGCCAACTGCTCGAGGCGGGGATCGCCGGCGCGACCAGCCCGACCGCCCTTGCTGGCGCGGTTGGTACGGGGTCAAGCCTGCTCTCCGGAGATGTCGGACCTGGTGACGCTCTGCTCGCCGGCCTGACCTTCGCGGGTCGTAAGGGCAAACTCAGGATTGACGAGAACGTGGCCCGCCGGGTGGCCCAAATGCTGGCGTCCGACAATCCGGGCGCTATTAATGCTGCCACGCAAGTTGTGGCCAGAACGCCTTGGCTGTTGACGCTATTCCGAAAGCTTGAGCTGCCCGCGGCGCGGATCGGCGGCCAACAAGCCCCGATCGCTCCCGCCCTTCAAGCGGCTGGCGTAGGCCGCGCCGACGACCAGCCAAACGTTCCACGGCCACGGCCCTAGCATCAATGCCGCAACAGACCATGCCAACAGCGCCCATTGAGGCGCTTTTTTCTTGGAAAAATCGATGATCAAAACAATCTCTCACGCCGAACTGTTACTGCTGGTCAACTATGATCCGGAAACCGGAACCATAACCCGGAAAGTCCGCACTTCCAACCGGGTGAAAGTGGGAGATCTGGTCGGATTTCCCGATGCAAATGGCTATTTGCAGGCGAACATCGGCGGTGTCCGCGCTTACGTGCATCAGTTCGCTTGGCTCTACGTTCATGGCGTCTGGCCACATCATGACATCGACCACAAGGACCGCAATACCCAGAACAACAGGATTCTGAACCTTCGGCGCGCCACGGGGTCGCAGAACATCGCAAATAGCGGATTGCGGAAAAACAACACGAGCGGGTTCAAGGGTGTTCACCCGAAGGGTGAAAAGTGGTGCTCGCAGATCAGATGCCGCGGCAATGTCACCACACTGGGCTTGTTCGACACCCCACAAGAGGCTCATGCGGCATATAGCGCGGCGGCCACACGACTGTTTGGCGAATTCGCGAGGGCTGCATGATGAAGTCTTTAGTGGCTGCGGCCATCTTCTTGCTTTCGGCCTTGGTGCCGGCATTTGCAGCGGGAACGATCGCGTTCTCGCTTAGCCAACAGTTCGACAGTTTGGGCAAGCCTCTCGCGAATTGTTTTTTCTATACCCTGCAGGCGGGCACGACTAGCACGCCCCAGAGCGCCTTTCAGGACTCCGCGCTGACGCTGGCGCTGCCGAACCCGATGCGCTGCGATGCATCAGGGCGTTTACCGCAATTCTTCCTGGCTGACGGGCTTATCAAGGTCCGGATCACCGACAAGAACGGTGTTGCGCAGGCCTATCCGAACGGGGCCAACGGCATCGATAATATTCAGGTCATCGGCCCTTCGGGCGGTGGTGGCGGTGGCGGCACGGTCGATCCGACCACGATCCTTGCAACTGGCGATCTCAAGGTCTCTTACGGGACGGGCGTTCTTTCTGGCTTCGTCCGCGCCAATGGCCGAACGATTGGCTCGGCTACCTCGGGCGCAACCGAGCGCGCAAACTTGGACACCCAGGCGCTGTTTCAATATCTCTGGGGAGCCGATGCAAACCTTGCTGTAAGCGGCGGGCGCGGAGCTTCTGCTGCGGCGGACTGGGCGGCGAACAAGATGATCACGTTGCCTGACGCCAGAGGCAAGGCAATCTTTGCGGCTGACGATATGGGGAATAGTCCGGCTGGGCAGTTGACTACCGCATCGAGCGGCTGCGCCGGAACGACACTTGGCGCTGTCTGCGGCTCGCAGAACCAGAGCATTGCACGCGCACAATTGCCGAACGTGACGCTATCCTATTCCAACTCCATCGGCGTCAATTCCACTGTTGGAGACGTTATCCGGGGCTCTGTCCCGTTCCCTACGTTCAACTACAGCTCGGGTGGAGCTTCATTTCTGTCGGGCATCGGAACGGGGGCATCCTCCAGCGTAATTACTTCAACCGGCACATCATCCGGAAATACGTCATCCATCAACGGCGGCGTAACGCAAGCCGGCCTGATCATGGTCCCGCCCGCCATCATCATGACCTATTACATAAAGCTATAACCCATGTTCACTGGACAGTTGGCGGTTATCTCAAACCGCGCCACATGGCTAAGCGACACGATCGAGCTTGAAGACGATGAAGACGGCAGCACGATCGACCTTGCCAGCCCGGACTATACCGTAGCGATCTCCGTTTACATCAAAGATGAGAACGATTGCCATCGCCTGACCGGCACGCTCGACAACGGCAAGGTCGTGATCGACGGTCCCGGCTTCCATTGGCAGTTCGAAGATAGCGACCTGCACCAGTTTTGCGCCGGCACATACAAGTGCGGCGTCAAGGTCACAATCAACGGGTTCATCACCGACCTTATTATCGGCGACGTCGCTATTGTTGAGGGCAACTGATGTCTAACAAGCTGAAGCTCAAAGTTCGGACGAAGATCCCCGCCGCCTTGCTCTCGGGCATTGGGACTGTCGTTACCAAGAACGGCCTGACTTATAAGGTCGATCTCGATTATTCACAGATCATTGAAACGAACACATTCGATCCGAACTTTGTTGAGGTGGCGGTCTGGAATCCGCACACCAACGAATGGGCGAGGGTTTCGCTAACAGATTTTGTCAACGGGTCGCTCTCATCGGCAACCTTCGATGCGATTTCACCAACCACAACTCGCGGCGATATCATCTTTCGCGGTGCGACTGCAAACACTCGCCTCGCTGCCGGGACTGCCGGCCAGGTATTGCAAACTAACGGATCGGGAGCTGATCCGACGTGGGCGCAGATAACGGCCAACCCCTCCGCATCAATTGGCCTGACCGCTAACAACGGCAGCGCTACGACAGCCATGCGCTCGGATGGAACGCCAGCGCTGTCGCAGGCTATCGTACCGACTTGGACGGGGCAGCATACGTTCACGAGCACAGCCGGCGGCATCAAGGTTGCCGGCTCCCCCAATGTCAGCGTTCCCACCAGCGTCCACCCGTATTTCGGCCTGACCTCGCAGACCTCCCAGCTTATTGATGTGACGGCGGCAACCACGAACTCGCCGGAAGCCGGGCTTCAATGCGTCATGAAATCATCGACGGGCTTCCCCAATGGTGGGGCCTACAAGATGGCGGGGTTCTTTTCGGCCACGTCCAACGGCAATAGTTCTGATATCTACGGCGTTAACGTCGTTTTGCACCTCGAAACCGGATCGGCAGCGGCCAACGCTATCGGGTTTGAATCCGATATCAATGTCAAGAATGCCGACTATGGCGATACGACGGGCGCCCCTTCAGGCGTAATCGCAACCCCCATTTATGTCGCATTCGGCGGAAACAGGCGCTCGACCGCCGCGATTGCGGTCAACTTTGGCAGCTATGATACGACCAATGGCCCCTATGCGGTCAACCGTGGGCTCGTGTTCTATGGCGGCGCGGTGCGCCTTAACGTCATCGAGGATTATAGCTCAGTCGGGGCTGGGGGCTTTGCTTTTCTAAACGGAGTATATGCCGATAGCCTCATCAATGCCCGAACCTCGACGGGGGCGTACACCGTCTCCTTCAAGCTGAAGAACAACAAGGGCATCTCATGGATGAACGCGGCGGCCAGTGCCGATATTCTCGGCATCAATGTTAACGCCTCGGATCAGGTCGTACTCGGTGACACAAGCGCCCGTGCGGTTACGTCAACGATAAATCCCAACGGCAGCAGCGCTGCTTTCACTTTCATCAACAACCACACCACGGCGGGGGATATCGGCGTTGCCATCGGCGCAGGAAGCAACAGCGGCTCGGCCGATTCCACAACGCAATTAATTCAGTTTATGACGCCCGGAAGCGGCGCTGTCGGGTCAGTCTCACGAACTACTGGGTCGGGCGTTCAATACAACACTTCATCCGATGCCCGCTTGAAGACCGATATTGCCCCCGCGATTGGCTGCCTTGATAGGCTGATGAAGATCGAGGCGGTAGACTTTACCTGGGTTGATGACGAGCAAAGGAACCGAGTTAATGGGTTCATCGCGCAGCAACTACATGAAGTCTACCCGGCCGCCGTCAGGGTGGGCGGGGATAATCCCGAGTCCAATCCGTGGTCGGTTGATTACGGCCGCCTGACCCCGCTGCTAGTCGGGGCCATTCAGGAATTGATTGGACGAGTTGATAACCTTCACGATGAACTGAAGGCGCTCAAGTCAATGCCGTGGCACGGTAGTCAGTCCCAACCGCTGGAGGGTTAAGGAGGTAAACCTTCGTCGGGTGGCATGCCACGATCTCGCATCCCGGCGGAGTTCTTCGAGTTCTCGCTCTATTGCCGGGTCCGGCACTGGTTCGGGCAGTTTAGGGGCGGGAACGGCAGTATCAACCGGCCTCCGGTTCAGTTCGCGTGTCTCACGCATCGGCGGGTGGTCTAGTTCATCAACGATCATTCGCAACGGCCGGTGTGGGGTCGGTGCTCTAGCCTTATTGATCTCGATGAAGACGCCGAACTCTTTGACGACCTGATTAAGGTGATTGATCGCGAAATCTTCCGACATGCCTAGCGCGGTTGCCTGCGCAAGTATTTCGGGCCGAACGTGGTAGCGGATTTCCTTCAGATCCCAACGGGCTCCGAGGTTCTTGCCCCAAGTGTCCTGCAAGCCGCAAACGTGGTGGTAGATTTCTTCCGTCAAGAACGTGATGTGGCCCAGAACGTAGCCATCTCGGTGGAATGCGTAAGGGTTCCAGATTTCAATGATAGCGCCATCGGCGCACACGCGGCTAAAATCCTTGAAGATGGGCGCGAGCCTGTCATGGGGGATGTGCTCGAAACAATGGCTAGAGAAGATATAGCCGACTGAATTGTCTTCAAATGGAAGCGATTCGGAAACCAAATCGCATGTCACGTCAACGCCTACATCGCTTCGGTTGTCTACTCCGACGAACCCGTCCCGCTTAAAGCCGCCGCTTCCGATGTCGATTTTCAGTAATTCCGGCACTGTCTAACTCCCATTTTAGGGCACGTCTTCTACAGCTACAACCCAACCGCGTAAAGCCGCCCAGCCGCCTTCGGGCGGCTTTTTCATGAGAGCTACGACGAAATGACAGACCTAAACGCCTTGACTGCGGCGAACGCGCAACGCTGGTCAAAAGCAAAATTGACCCGTGAAGCGGAATTCACGCGGCCGGCAAGGGTGGCCGTAGCCAACAAGGGCCGCTATCTCGCCATTGCGAGGTCGGCCGGCATGCCTGACATCGCGTGGGTGTTCATCGCGGTCAGCCATTATCGCGAGTCGTCGCAGGATTTTGCGACGAACCTTGCGCAAGGCGATCCTTGGAACCGGGTCTCTGTTCATGTTCCTGCGGGCAGGGGGCCGTTCAAGTCGTTCGAGGACGCGGCGGTCGATGCGCTGGTCAGGTGCTCACCGTATGCCGCCAAGCTCAAGGACTGGAGCATTGGCGGGATGCTCACGAACCTGGAGCGGTTCAACGGCATTGGCTACGCCAATCGGGGGCTCCCATCAGCCTATGTCTGGAGCGGAACCGACCAATACGTGAAAGGGAAGTTCGTCGCTGATGGCGTGTTCGACCCGAACAAGGTTGATGCCCAGCTCGGCGTTGCCGGCCTGATCATGGTCATGATGGAGCTCGACCCGTCGATTAAGTTCGATGGCCCGGCGCCGCTGATCCAGCCCCGGCCGATCCAGCCTGCCACGGAGCCCGTACGGGATGGCATGTGGCTCCAGAACAGCCTCAACCGGCTGGGGGCGAGCCCCAAGCTCAATCTGGATGGGATCGTCGGTCCGGCCACCAGAAACGCTGTCAGAGCCTTCCAGTTGGCCTCCGGAATCGGCGTGGATGGCCTAGTCGGTCCGGAGACTTTCGCCGCTCTCGATAAGGCACTCGCGGCCGGGAAGCCCGTCCAGACGCTTCCTGTACCGCCTGACATCGTTCTGCCGCCTCCCGGAACGCAGGCACATGCGGACCTGGCGGATACGTTTTGGGGACGGGTCGTAGCGCTATTTAAGCCGAAGAGGATGCCATGATGGCAAACCTCTCTCTAGCCTCATGCACCACAGCAGCGGCGTCCTCAATCTTGGTAAAGGTACCGAGATGATATCGCTTGCCTTGAAACGTAATATTAGCCTGCCACTTGCCGCAGTGTCTTTTTACTCCCTGAACGCCAGACGTGTTGTTCTTGGACATTCTCTTATGCAGGGTGACAGGCCTTCGGTTGTCGATCTGCTCTTTCGGAGTGGCCCATCTGCAATTTTCTGGCTCATAATTTCCACCGTTGTTTGGGTGGCGATCAATCGAATGGCCTTCCGGGCGCTTCCCCATATCAGCAAAGAAATTTTCGAACTTGAACCATCGGTCGCATACACTTATGCCCCTGCCGCCATAATCCTTATAGGCGTGGTGGTTCTTGTTTCTGCACCTCTCAAGCATTTGGCTCCAAGATTTGTATTCTGGAGTCTTATGCATTGCATGTTTGGTTGCCGCTTCACGTTGCAGGCACCCACACGACGAACTTCGACGGTAGCGCACGCTAGCGGACCTTGCGGTAACGTCGTTGCCGCAGTCGCACCGGAACTTCCAGAGAATTTTCCCAGCATGGTCGCGGCCGGAAAATTCAATAGCGGTCAAGCGTCCATAGCGTTGACCGGGTGCCATTTTGGGGAGCTTAATTCGATCAGCCATTTCGACCTCTTCGACAGGTTGCTGTGGTTAGGCCCGGCCGGTGTTGGAAGCACCGCGTCCGGGCCGCTCCTTTATAGCACAGCCAAAGGCCGGGTTCTCGATCTATTCAAACCGAAGAGGACGTAATGCACGGACTTAGCGACTGGGGCCGCGTCATCGTTTCGTCGGTAGTTGTCGTCGGCTTCATCGGCGTGACGATCATCTACATGACGCGAAAGCTTGATGGCGGCGCCGTTCCTGAAATCCTCTCGATCCTGCTCGGCGCGCTGGCGACCAACTTCACGGCTGTAGTCGGCTACTGGATCGGCTCCTCGGCGTCCTCGAGCTCGAAAGACGCCACGATCCAGAACATGGCAAACAAGTCATGATCGCGGTCCTCGCTGCTCTTCCGGCCATCCTCGGCGCGCTCGCCGGCATGGTCCCCGCGATCGTGCAGCTATTCACGTTGAAGGCTCAGAATGCCCAGCAGCTCGCAATGGCTCAGCTCCAGCTCCAGGCTCAGAAGGAAGGCGTGGCTCTACAGGTCGATCTCGCAAACGCTCAAGCTGATATTCGACAGGCAGACCACATTTACAGTTTTGGCTCTGGCCTTAGCGGCAACAAGTTTGTGGACGGACTGGCCGTATTTGTCAGGCCCTACGTTACGCTGGTTTTCTTCCATCTCTGGATTCTTTTAGAGGTCTTCATGTTCATCTACGCGGTGAACAGCGGGTACGACCTCGGGCAGCTCGTCAAGGTCCTGTGGCCGGATGAGACCCAAGCCATGTTCGGCGCGATCATCGGCTTTTGGTTTGGCGACCGCATGATGCTGCGCGGCCAAGACCGCATGGCGGCTACCTTGGCCGTAACAAAACCAACGACAACCATAGTCAAAGGAACCTGACGCATGACCTTCCTCGTGATCCTCGGAAACATCGGCTGCTTCATGGCCGGCGGCGCGCTTGTGTGGTTCTTCAAGGAAAAAATTCAGGCTCTGGTCATCGGCGCCAACGCGCTTTCAGCCAAGCTTCACGCGAAAGCGGACGAGATCGCCGCAGCAGCGCGAAAGTGAGGGCAGACGCCCCGCGCGTTCGCGGCAACGAACACGCAGGGCTAACCGCCACGACGGCGTGGTGCGCCATTTTGACGGCTGGGATGATCCTAGCGGGGCAAAGGTAGCTAGGAGCTTAATGGGAATGGGACTGGCTTTCGAATGGACGGTGAAACTCGGCGATATCCTGACGATGGGCGGCGCGCTCATGGTGGCCGCCGCTTTCCTCTACAACAGGGGCGGCAAAGAGGCCGGTGATCAAATGTCGCTATCCGCACTCGCTGAAGAGTTCAAAGAGATGAAGTCGGAGCTGAAAACGTTCAGCGAAACGCTTCAGAAAATCGCTGTTCAGGAGACCAAGATTGAGCTCCTGATGAAGTGGTACGATGAACTGCGCCATGGGACCGGCTTCATCCAGGAGCGCCGCGCCAATATCGACGGCGAATACAAGCGCTGATGCCGCATATTAAGCGTTGGGAGCGGGGCTTCCTGATCTTGATGGTTTCCGCCATCTTCCTTTTGTCAGTTGCCCTGATCCTCCTGATGACGCGGCCAGCGTGGCCCGCCACATCAGCCGAGCCGCAGGCCTACTCCTGCGAAGATGTGCGCCGAATGATCGCCGAAAGAGGCAAGGTTGCAGCTATCGCGTTCGCCGTCGAGCACGGCCTGTCTATCCGCCAAATCTGGCAAATCCGCCGGACCTGTAAAGTCTGACTTCCCCACAACTGGAGACTACGAATGCTTCGCAAGTCACTTCTTGCAGCGGCGCTCTTTGCGCTGTCCGCAACCGCCGCCAATGCCGCCAGCCGTGTCTGGATCTCGGAGTTTGCCGTCCTCACGGCAACCGCAAGCGGCGGGTCAGCCGGTCAGATGGCGGCAATGCCTTCTCTGGTCGATCAATCGACGCTCGACATCAGCGGCGGCGTGCAGTCGTCGGCCGCCTTTAACGCGCAGACCAAATACATCCGTGTCATTTGCGAGATTCAGTGCGCCGTAAAGGTGGGTGGCACCGCGACGACATCGAGCATGCTCCTTCCGGCGCTAAGCCCCGAGTATGTGGGCGTCCAACCGGGCGCTACCGTATCCGTCATCGCGGCGCCCTGACATGAACCGTCGTGAATTGTTGACCGGCGCCGCGCTCCTTGCCGGCGTCAGCCAGGCGAATGCCTTTGGCGTCGGAAAGATGGGCGCTCGAGGTGGGTTCGGGCGGGGTGGCGGCGTCGGTGGGGCATCGGGGCCGCCCAACTTCATGCCCTTTTCCGAGGACGTGACCAAGTTCAACTTCCTCACGGGCGGCACTGGCGCCGCGATCCCGCACGTCTTCTCCAGCGGTACGACGATCACGGTCGCGACCAAGCAGCAAGTTCCGGACATTCCGGGCGGAGAGGTGGGCACGGGCTTCACCACTACGGGCATGTGCCAAGACCCCGACAGCACCGATATTCATGTCGGCAACTTCGGCAATTCGCGCGGCTCCGGCGGCACGGTCACGCCAATCAGCATTGTACGGCTGACGGCAGACGGTTCGACGTTTGTATCGCAGGCGGCGGCAGCAGAAGCTGTTGGCGGCTTGCAGGGCGTGGCGTTCGTCACTTCGTCGTCGCCCTCGCTGCGCTGCCTCGCATATGTCGACGGCTCAAGCTCGAAAATCTGCTTCGTGAATCGGGATGGCTCCGTGCCTCGCACGGCGATGTCCATGTCATTCGTTCCTAACGCGCTGACATGGGACGATACCCGGCAGGCGCTGTGGGTCGGTGATGCCAACAGCGGCGACGTCTGGCTCATCACGCTGGCCGGCGTAGTGATCGGTGCGGCTGACTTCAATAGCTGGGGCGGCCCGCTGGACCATCTCTGCGTGGACACCACGCGCGGCACTGCCGGGTATCTGTGGTCCACCAGCGGCGCCAATGGCTCACCTGGCATCCTGATCGCATGGGATATCGCGAAGGACCAGATCGTGGACCGCTGGCTCCTGTCCGACGCCAAGGCTGTGGAGGGGATCATCGCGACGGCGACGACGGTGAAGGTCGTTACCGACGGCAAGTACCATGAGACAGGCTCGCCACCGAACACCGTAGCACCATACAACGTCAACGAGTTTCAGACCTACACCATCCCGGCGATCACCCAGTGGCGCTACGCGCGCGTATTCAAGTCCGGAGAGGTGGCTGGCCCATCGGTCGCTGGAGGCCGCCGGCCGTACCATCTCATCCTGGATCGCGGAGACGGCGACACCAGCGCTGATTTCTGCATCGTGACCCGCGACGCAGATGCGTCCATCAATGGTCTAGTTGCCAACATGGCGTGGACGGGGAAGTCGTTCGACCCTGCCGGCACGGCCAACCTTGGCTTCAGACTGCTCAACGGAACCATGACCAGCAAGGCATTCGGGGCGGCCTATTCTCGGGCAAGCTTCTCGGCCACGTTCGCCAGCGGCGCCAACAACACGCAGTTGGGAACCCGCGGAACGTTTACGGCCGACCGAGCTGTTAATGTGGTGGGGACTGCGCTGGCGGTCAATCTCGGGGCGGCGGCGGTGCCATATAAGCCGCGCCTCGGCGCCTAAGGGCTCTGCTCCCTCGCGAACTCCTGCGCCTGCTTCTTGGCGGTCTCCTGGTCTACCTGCTCGGGGCGTAGCCGGCGGCCGGGGATGTCATCCCAGTAGAAATAAACTGACTTCCTGCCGTCCGAGAACCTGACCTCAAAGCTTCCCGTGTCCGGCACGATCGAGTGGCGGATTATCCTGATGCGATCCATCCCGCATGATTCCGCGCGCGGGGAGGGCGGTCAAGGCTGGTTGCAGGTTAAGGCCGCCATAAGGATGCTGCCCCGCATTTTTCGCAAGAACTCCTGACGAAATTCGAACTTGTTGCGCTCGCAAATTATGCGGACGCATTCGGACCAGTCCGCATCTGTCGGGTTCTTGATCGCGATGTCGCGTTCGTCGAGGTCTCGGTATAAAAGAATGCTCATAGGGACTTCCTCAGGGAGAGTGAAAGTGTGCGGGCTTTGTTAGGGCGGTTCCCCCGCGATCCATCGCCGTTCCCGGTCGCCATCCGGTCGCGCCTATAGCTACCCGTGGTATTTAACCTCTCCACGGCCGAGGGTTTTTATGACTTCGACCGACGATAGTCAGTCGCCTTGCCGTGGAAGCTCTGCCACTCGCGCCATTCTGTCGTCATCTTTTCAAATGGGCAGAATCTCGGGTCTATACCCATGAGCCCAGCCACCCATCCCTCTTCGAACGGGGTTGGGCCGCCGAGTGATCGGAAATTCGTGTCCGTGATCTGGATCATCGCAGCGCAGGCAGCCCAATGGCTGGGGAAATCTGCGATGATAGATCCATCGTCGGACATCAGTTGATTGCCTGATGCACGGGTCACTTCAGCGCTCCTTGCCCAGCAACGGGGCTGACTGGCTTCCACTCGGCCCGCTTCTTCAACACAAGCCCCAGCGACTCACGCACAAACCTAGTCGCCATATCCTTGTCGATAGCGGCGTGCCCATAGTAGGAGCCCCAATTGTTAATCTGGCGCTCCGCCTCTTGTGCCACGGCGCTGGCAACCTCAGTTTGCCGCTCCGCAATGCGCTCCTCAAGGTTATCCAGTTGGTTCGGCCGCACGACCCCGACCGTGGCGCGCATGGCGAACCGCATATTCTGCTCGTCATCCGGTGAGCGCTCGAATTTAATATAGCCGTTGTCCATCAGGAACGCGCCTATCTGGCGAGCCAGCCCGCTACGGACGTGTTCGATGAACCTGTCATCGTTGATGTAGGTCGGGGCGAAAGTCTCTTGGCGCGCGGCCTGGACCCTTTCTAGGCGGGTGACGTCGGCGCATTCCGGGCACGGGTACTCGCGGGAGGACTCGACCGGATCAGGCAGCACGTCGGCAGAAAACGCCATTGCTCGGCGATAGATTGGCAAGCGGATTTTCTCGCGTCCTTGGCAGATGTCGCAATCGTATCCCATTATCACATCCTCACGTATCGCTTAGGACTGCTCAATCGGCACGTCACGCCATTCCGTCTCCAGCCTGACCGGACGGCTTCCTTCATAATAGGTCGTCTCCCAAGCCTGTTGGAGCTTCAGATCAGCAGCCTGAAGCATCGATTTTGAGACCCAACGCAATCGGCAGGTTGGCTTAGAGGTCGTGCAGGCGTTCAT